TTTCTACTATATTATCTGATCGTTACATATTTTTGCACATAAGATCAACTATAAGAAGATATAAAATAAATAGCATACTACATGACTAAAGAAATGGTTGATATAATAGTAAAATATATTGATGGTTACATAACTAATCACAATTTAAATATATCAAAAAATAGACGTGAAACTTTTATTAAAAGTTTTCACCAACAAATGACTTTTGTAAATGGTAAATTAATTAGATATAATAAAAATAAATATATTGATTATAATAGCTTCGATTATATTATAATCCAAACTTTTGTAGAACGGCCACAAGACGTTAATAATATATTTCGAGCTAAATCGTATACGATTGGTAAGTATTATTATATTTATGATAATGATCGTGGTAAAACAAGCCCAATATCCAGAACACATAATTTAGAAATTAAAAAAATAATGAGGTATGATTTAATAAAAGAATTGTTACAATGAGTAATACAGGATATTGCAAAAAAGACATTGGTGCTATCATAAGTGTATTTAAAAATTATTGTATGTCAAATAATTATATATGGCATCATGACAATATATCAAAATATGAAATTAGGCAATTATTTACATATAAATATAGATATGCTGTTATATGTTTTTCAAATGCAAATAGTAATAATATTACTCATGTATTTTTTACAGAAATTGGTGGAAATACTTACAAAAAATATAATATAAAAATAGATATTGCAAAATTTATCAGACAAGATAACTTAAATAATATATTAAATGACTAATGATGATATTGAGATATTAGTAAACGCATGTTCGTTAGCTATATTAAAAACAGGTAATTATATCTACGACAGTGCTATTATAGCACTTAGAATAAAATTATACGAAAATAACGATAATGAAATTATATCAAAATATATCTGTATGCTTCTACCAGATAAGGGCTACGGCGTGGATGGAATATATTTTTCTGACGATAATCCTGTGTCAACTAACATCGTGTATATTAATATATCAAAAACTATTAGAGAAGTGAAAATATGTAATGTGTTATACAATGATTAAAGAAACTAAAGATTTTAAAATAGCTATGCGAATTGTTGACAAGTATATCATGAAACATAAGCTGCAGATGTGTAAAAAAAGATACCAAACACTAAGAGCTAGAATACATTCCGCTGTACACTCTAATGAATTATCTTATGTATTTTTTGTTCGTTATAACACATCACAGAATATAAAAGATGTTGATTGCGGTAAGACATATAAAATAATAGAAAATCCAAATTATATATCTGGCTATCTCAAAATACAGTTCAATAATACTGGATATTTAAAATATCATTCTGAGTTTGACAAAAATCTCACACGTATATTTCAGATAGGTAAAATCATAAGAAGTAAAAAAATTAATGAAGTATTGAAATGAATACAGACGGACAATATATTCTTATCAAAGCGCATATCAGAAAATATTTTTCTACCAATAATATATATGGATATACGAAAATAAAGTTCCGTACTTGGTTGGAGCCTGACGATAAATATATTATGATAGTGATAAAAAATAAAACATTAAAACGATATACTCTCACAAAAGAATATAAAATTGACGGTGATTATTATTGTTTCAACGGCGCATCAGCCAAATATCAAGTATCATCTACTAAAGTATTTAATATAAATGATATATACTGGGAGAAACGCAATAAAATAATTAATGAACTATTAGCATAAATAAAAAGACTCAGATAATTTCTGAGTCTTTTTTGTGGAGATGTCGAGGGTCGATCCCGAGTCCAAATCACGCCAATCTATATTTTCTACAAGTTTATTCAGTATTTTCTAACGCTGACAAAATATTCGAAAATTATGGTGCTTTCGACACTACCAAATAATCTTTTTAATTTTGAGCAAAAAGACTAATACAAAACTGGTTGCTGGCTTTGCTGTGAACTTTAAAACAGTTACTGTGCTTCACTGTTTACGCAAGAGCAAGTTCAGCGACTTGCTTTTTTGCGGGTTTTAACAAGTTATTTTTCATAACTGCTAAAACATCGGCTTTTGTGCCGATTTCGTTTGTAACGTTGCCGTTTACATTTACCTAGAGTTTTAAAGTGGTTTACTAGACAACCCACTACTTGCTAATATAGAATGATCAGTAACTGTCAATTCTGCCATCCCCATATTTATTGTAAAGATATATATTTAATTGTTAATATCAAAATTTTCCGAAATAAAATCGTAATTAATTTCAATTACATTTGATTCAAATTCATGTAATCCATCACTTATCTTAAGTGTGATACCTGTATTATCTTTAGTAAAATATATAAGATGGTATCCATTTTCTTTAATATAATTATGTATCTTCATATCAGAATCAGTGATTTCACTATTTAGATTTACTGACTCACTTTCATTATTTATCAATTCGTCTACTAGTTTATCTAAGCCAGTTTTTATAGCTTCAATCTCCTCTCGCTTAGCCTGATAATCATACAAAGGTAAATCATAACTTATCTCGTGTTCGGTGCTGTAGCAGGTATCTACAATTGTTATATTGAGTCGTTTTTCTATTGATATATCAGTTAATTTATAATAATGATTCGTTTTAAAAAAATCATTAACACGATTAAAAATTGTTATATCTCTGCTGTTATCACTATAATAATTATTAATTTTTTCAGGTATATTATCTAATTCAAAGTCTAAATAGATTGGTTTCATACCGCTTATATAATTTCTGACTTAATTTGTTTGATTATATTTTTCATTTTGTAAATAATATTATCCTTATATGAAATTCTATATAATTTTATGCCATTTTTACGACAATATTTGGTTTTAATTGAATCACGAAGTCTAATTATATTTAAATTATCAGAGCCGCCCCATCTTTTTATCGGATTAAAATGCTGTTCACCATCAAATTCTATACATATATCCATGTCTACTATTTTAAAATCAAAAGATAATGGATTAATATAGCGACAATCAAAAAATTTAAATTGTTGTACGAACTTTATATCAGAACGTTTTAATATTTTCTTTATGTGTAGCTCTCCTTTTGATTTCCTACAGTCTGGACAACCTTGCCCACCTAAATGTTTATGTATCATTTGATTAAAATACCCGTGTTTAAAACATTTTATAATAACTTTAGAACGATTATTAGATTTTTTATTTATACACACTTTGCTGTAGTCGTATAGAAAATCATGTATGTCATTAGATTCATCAACGAATCTTGTTTTTGTAATTCTTTCTCTGTTAGAACAAACTGGACAAGGATTTTTAGTTTTTAAATGCTGCTTAGGAGTTTGCTTAAAATTAGGATGACCATTATTACATATGAATATCACTTTCTTTATATTAGAAATATATTTTACAAGAGAATAATCACATTTATCACCGTGCTTTAATTTAGATTGCTCGATAAATTCAGATGTTGTTTTTATGATATTTGTAAAACCTCTACTATCTTTCTGACAATAAATACATGAATTTCTTTTACTTAGATGACCATAAGGAGATTGCACATACTCATAATTATGAATAGTACAACACATTCTTATTAACGTTTTATTATCAACATAAGGCTCTAAATATTTAATATTTTTTCTTATTTTATAAGCTTTTGATAAGAATTCTTCATTTGTTAATATTTTCATTTTTTATATATTCAATTATTTTATTTAATGTTTTTAAAAAGTTATTCTTATAAGATATTCGAAATAGTTTAATATTATTTCTACGACAATAATTGTTTTTAATTGAATCTCTTAATTTTATTTTCTTAAATTCTATCAGTCCTCCAAATTTACTTACAGGTTCAGTGTGTTGACGGCCATCGAATTCTATACAGATTGGTAAATTTTTAATTTTAAAATCAAAATATAAAAAATTAATATGTTTACAATCAGTAAATTTAAATTGCTCTACAAATTTTATGGAATACTTTATTAATATTTTCCTAATTTCAAACTCACCTTTTGATGTTTTACATTTTGGACAGCCTCTGCCTATCAAATGATCTTTAGGAGATTGATAAAATATTCCATGATCAAAACACATAATATTAATTTTTACTCTGCCATTAATTCCCATGTTCGTGTCATCATAACAATATTTATTGCTGTGCTTAATGTTTGCTTTTCTTATAAATTCATTTTTTGTTTTTATAATATTACCAAAGCAATTCGGGCAACCTGATTTTTGTGTGATATGGGTAGATGGTTTTTGATAAAATTTACCATGCTTAGGGCATATTATCTTAATTTTTATCGTTGCTCCTTTATATTTTTCAGGATATTTATATCTATCACCATGTATTATCATAGCTTCGTTAATAAATTGTTCGTGTGATTTTATTTTATTATTATATTTAAATTCAGTTTGACAAAATTCACAACCATTGTGTCCTTTAATATGATCATGCGGAATTTGCCTATATGTATGCAAATGTTTCGTACACAACATAACCATAGAAGTTCGAATATTTTTATATGATTGTTTATCGTATAAAGTATTAGATCTTTTATGTTTTATAAATTGAGAGTACAAAACAGGTTTAACAGGCATTAAATGATTATAGTGGTTAGAGAAGGTTTTGTTTAGTGAAAACATATTTATCATAACCACAATCGTAGATTTTATTATATGATATATAAGATATTGACAATTCTTTATACGAAAGCCGTTTACTATTAACTACATATTTATGTTGTGGTTCTATTCTATTTGTATATATAAACCTTAATTCTATTAATGGTAAAATATTAGGCTTAGATAAATCATGATAAATTGTTATTTTATTATATGTATAATTTTCTATAAAATATTTGAATAGTTTAGTGAAAGAATCAGTTACTTGTGTATTTAATTTGTTAGCGAATCGCACGATTTTATTATTATTGACGTTTTTAGTATACAAACATAATATTGATACTAATTCTCCTTGATAGTAAAGCCCTAAATTTAAAGATTCACCACAAGTACCATCGATATGATTATTATATAAAAAGAATGATTTTTCAGTCTCTGAAACTTCATATATTAAACAAGATTGTGCGAATTTATGATATGGTTGATTGTTTAAATATGATAGAATATTCGATTTAACAATTTCTTGTTTATACAGCCACTCATCACCCCATATATGTAATAAAGATATTCCTTTGTTGTTAGATTCTATGGTTTTGTGTTGATGTTCATCAAATTTAACATGTATATCGGAGTGCCAATATACACCATTATGCTCAATAGCAAACTTTTGGATTGGAAGATAAATATCAATTTCCTTACGATCCAAAACGGAATGATCACTATCAACACCTATATATTTTAAATCACTATTTATGTAATCAAAAATTTCTTGTTCTGGTTTTGATTTTTTACTTGATGTTGAAGGATTTAATAAAAAATATGGATTACATATATTACAAACGTGTAAATTATTATCTATTCTACGTTTTATAGTTTCTTGTAGCATATCATACACAACATGATTACACGATAGATCTTCAAATGTATATTTGTTACTTGTATTATTTATAGATATAAATCTTAAATTATTTTCTGTAAAATATTGTTTGTGTTTTTTTATAAAATTTTGCTTAGTTAATTCTGTATTTTTATCACGATCGGTGGAAAATAATTTAGCTTCGGTAGTATCTGGATTATTACCTGAGCATGCTGGTGAACAATGTTTGTAATAATGCGAATTTGGTTCTGAAAAATTTACTCTATTATTACAATTAGGGCATGCACAAAAAATATAATTTAATTTTTCATTTTCAAAATGCCATAATAATTGTTTAAAAGGTAAATCGGATATATTTTTTGTGTATTCTAAAATTTGAATATGTAGATTGTTATAATGTTTTTTTATATATGATTCTTTTCTTCTATTAGAATTTTTCCCTACCAAATTTAATATTAATTCTTTATTTGACATTTATTAAAAATTATTTTTGTGATATACTTCTATATATTATAATTTAAGTTTCTATTTTATTGGATCATCAGCGAAGCAACTTTAGCAAAAATTATAATATATTAATAACGAAAAAACCACCGATTAAGGTGGTTTTTTGCGAAACAAACTGACTTAGATTACATAAGTCTGTTGTTAGTGTCAGTAACGTGGATAGCCATGTACTGTTTGTGTGGGAAGAATCCTACTTCGGCAACAGCGTATCTGCTTCTCAACATTATGCGAGGGGCAAAAGTTGCTTCGCTGATGATCTGAATAGACTGAGCCATAAGGTATGGGATAAAAATAATACCAGGTTGATCAGGATTATTTTTACGACCGATACACATACGGTTATCATCATACTTCATGTAAGGATCTACATAGATAGAAAGGTCCCCTATTGTCCCAACAGGATACAATTGTCCAGTGCTAGACATTTTGGATTTCAATGGGTTAATTGTGTAACCAGAGATGTCCATAAGTACAGCAGCAAGCTTACCATTAGTAACAACGTATTGACCTGGACCAACTCGTCCTTCAGTTGCGATAAAGTTACTTGCACTGAAAAGTTTGCTGATAAGTTTACGTTGCAATGCGTGAGAAGTCTCGCCACCGGGTGCACCTACTAAATATGTATCTACGTTAAAGTCGAAGATAGTAGTACCTGCATTGTAACCCGGAGCAGCTTGACGATTGTCTTCACCCATTTCGAATACTTTAGCAACAATCTGTTTAGAGATAGTTTGGGAAAGTTCGTTAACGAGGATAGATTCCATCTTCTGAATGATGTTCATACCAGTATTAGCCTTGATATCTTCAATCTCAGTGCGTTTTAAAGCAGAAGTGATTTCGATAGTACCGATACCGATAGAAAGCATAGATACAGAAGGTGCAATAACACCAGCATATGATTGATCATCAGTTAAACGATCCATTGGCTGAAGATTTCCAGTGAAGTTAGATACATATCCTGGGATGTGATCTTCTAAAGCGGAAATTAATTCAGCACTAAGAGTACCGTTTAAAGTGGTAACATCATAAGCAGCAGAAGCAGAACTAGAATTAGTAGTAGCTACTAAACCTGCACCTGTGTGGAAACCAGCTGCCATAACAGTGATAATAGCTTGGCTAAAATCGAAAGTGTTATTAGCAGAGATAAACTGCCAGTTCGGTTGACCAGTAGGAGTATTTACCTGACGGAAAGCACGGAACATAGGAAGTAAATCTACACGGGAGAAACCAAGGAATTCGAGTTTACACTCTTTATCCGAAGTTACAGTAGTGTGTGAAGTAAGGTGATTACTAGTAGTAGTAGCACCAGTACCATTCAATTCTAAGAAAATACGAAGTGAAAGACCACCAACTGTTTCAACAGCTCCAACAGCAGCAATAACTGCTTCAAGATATCTACGAAGAGATTCTTGCTCATCAAGAGTGGTTAAAGATGCAGGCGAAGGAATTGCGTTAGCAACACCAGCGATCTGAAGTTTAAATACTTGTGGTTTAAACTGTGTAGGATCGTAGTTTGGGGTATCATCGTATTTGAAGTCTACATACATCAAATCGATTTTTGGACCGGGAGAAGGTTTAACTGCTACCAAATCAAGACCAATAGTCTGAGCTGCAATTTTCATTGCAACTGGAAGCAAGTTTTGTCCAACGTCACCAGAACCAGTTGTACCACCATTAGCAGCATAATTTGGTCCATATGTTACGCCCGGAATTGTTGCAGGAGTAGCACCAGTAATGGAACCTAAACCAGCTACGTTACCTTGGTTAGCATAAGCTACGTTCTCTTTCAAAGCATGGTATTCCGCCATCTCTGACATCCAATCAATACGATCGGAATCTTTAACGCCAAGCGTCTCGAGGATCGGTGTCCATTTTTTGAGAGCTTTTTGTTTATCAATCTTAACTTGACTCATTTTTTGTTTTTTGTTTTGTTTTATATATTAACGTCTAAAAGTGAATTATTTCCACTTTTATAAATTAATATTATTTTAAAGAATTGAACCTTGCAAGAATAGAATTCATCTCAGAATCACTAAGTTTATCATCATTTAAAATCTTAGTAGACTCATTAACGATCTGTTTTGTTGAAGTATCATTTTTCTTTAAAGATCTAGTCAACCAAAAATGTTCAATCGCTTGATCATTGTTCAATGTTGGGAACAATTTAGCTTGCGAAAAAATACCTTTCTTAGCAGACTCGTTCATTGATTCCCAGATAGGTTTAATACTTTCTGGAATTAAACGAACTAACTTTTCCTCAAGACCTTCTTCTTTAAGAGCAAGAGATTCATTCATTAAGCGTAGAACATCAGTACCTGTGTAGTAATTGCTTTTTTCGTTTATGTAAGCAACGATTTTCTCACGATCATCCTGAGTCATAGCGTAGAAATTATCTACTTGTGACTTATTTAAGAATTTCAAGAAGTGTATATCCTCTGTCTCTGCAGCTTTCCGTTTTTTAGCCTCAGTAATCAGTTGATCTATTTTTTGTGATAATGTAATTGATTCATTTGTTTTGTTTTCAACTTCTGTAACGACAGTAGAAACTGGTTCAGTCACAGCGGGTGTACTTTCAACTACTGGGTCAGCAACAACAGGTGTTGTTTCAGCAGTAGCTTCTGTGGTGATTTCAGTAGCAGTTTCGATAACTGGCTGTTCCACTATGGTTTCAGTGGTAGCAACCACAGGAGTTTCAACAACTGTTGTTTCAGTTGTAGATTCTACCACATTCGGTGTTTCATTATCTGCTGCTGTGTGATCATTCTCATCACCCATAACTGGTTCCTTTTTATCTTCTTCATTTTCTTTCTCTGCGTCTATAATATAGATACCTTCTTCTTCTGGCATAGGAAGTTTATCAGCCATGCTTTCTGTAATTAATTTGGTATTGTTAAGTGTTTCCACAATTTTTTTAGAATAAGAAAGTGTGTTATCAAGTTTTTCAGCGATATAATCGCTATACTTAATAGTATCATCAACTTGTTCAGCTACATATTGTACGTATCTAATACCACCTTCAACATGCTCACGAACATGTTCTACATATTCGATAGTATCTTCAACTTTTTCTGATATAGCATTAGAATGTTCAATAGTATTACCAAGTTTTTCAGTAATATATTGACTGTAACGAATAGAGCTATTTAAATTCTCACAAAGATGATCTGTGTATTCGATTGTCTTGTCAAGATTTTCTGCAAGATAATCTCCGAATTTTACAGTCTTTTCTAAATTCTCTCCGATGTATTCATTATATCGGATTGTATTATCAAGTTGTTCAGCTACATATTTAGTATAACTAATACCTTTTATCATATTCTCAACAATGTAATCATTGTGAGCGATCAATTTGTTAGTAGTTTCTTTTAGAGAATCATTCTCAGAAACTGCCACAAGAAGTTTATCAGCGATATAATCAAGATATTTAACAATCTTCTCGTTAGTAGCGCGAAGTTCATCATAGTATCCGATGTATTCATTGAGTTTAGAAGGGTCCATAGTGCCAGTTTTAACGGCATTTTCTACGATAGCTTTTGTAGATTGAATCTCATTGATAAGGTGTTTAGAGTATTCAGTCATTTGGGTTCTTGTTACTAATTCATCATTATTCATGTTAAAAACATCATTGATTTTTGACGCATCGCTCATTTCATAAATTCTAAAATTTGCTTTAGGATTTTTGAAACCTAACGATTCGTTAATATTGGATAAATTCATTTTTGCGGAAGAGAAGCCCGGGTCAGCTACTATATCATATGTAAACAATTTTTTCAAACTAACCATCCCATCTGCCTCAGTGATACCTGCGGCACGGGATGATACGAAAATTGGGCAATGGTCTTCTACCAGACTTCTGGCTTCTTTTCCCCACTTGGTCGAAAGTAATCTAATACTTCCTTCAACTAAATTTTTAGATTCATTGAAAGAAGCTGTTGTTACAATGTGGGATGTACATTTAAGTGATGTATCAAAAACATCTGGATGATCATATTCACCGAATACCATACCAAATGTTTTAATACGCTCATTAAGCTCATTTAAGCAGGGTATAAATTTTTCGGCAGTGTAGATTCTTTCGTTCCGATTTTTTACATCAAATTCTGTAAAAATACCAGACATCTCATATTTGCGTTTTCCTGAACTATCAGCACTTTCGTTAAGACTTAACGAATTTGTACTGTTTTCAATAATTAACACGGGTTTCATGCTCATGATTTTTCTCCGATTTTTTATTATATATTATTGATCAAAAGTCATTTTCTGCTACTTTCAAATAACTACTTTCTTCAAAAAATATATATTAAAAACAAATTGTGGAAACCATGTATATCAAACGTTTCAAACAATTTCAACAGACGATCGTTGAAACTCGTAAGGATGATGAGCTAAATAAAATTTTAGATAAGGTCAATAAATTGGGTATCAACAAACTAACCGATTATGAGAAAGATTTTCTTAAAAATATGGATATGGTAAAAGATACAGATTTGCAATCATTTTCTCATTTAGATTTCAATGATGTTAAGATAAAACTTTCTGACTTACTGAGTCGCGATAAGAAAGTGAAAGCAGAATTTAAAGATGCTGATGGTTATATAACAAATATCGAAGGTGATACTTTAACTATAAATGGTGTTCCGCATATTTTAAAAGATAATTATTTTTATGGGCTTGTGTATAACAATGGCGAATACACATTAACTATTCAGGATGAGTTCTTTGTGCCTATCGAAGTTAAAGGGAAAGATGTTGAGGAATAAACTTTTAGTTAAAAATTTAATATAATAATTTATGACAAGTAGATCATCGAAAGAAAAGTTTATAAAAAGAGCAACAAAAGTATGGGGTGATAATCGTTTCGATTATAGTAGTGTCGATTATATAAACAACCACAAGCCTGTAATTTTTATTTGTTTAAAACATAATATTGAGGTGCGGCAATCACCTAAGCACCATTTAAAGAAACGTTGTGCGTGTAAAAAATGTCAAATTGACACACTAAAAGAAATATTTATCAAAAAAGCTATAAAAGTTTGGGGCGAAGATAAATTCAATTACAACAATATCGATTATATAGACGCAAAGACTCCGATATTATTCTTGTGCAAAAAACATAGCACGATAGTAAAACAAACTCCTACACAACATTTGATTAAAAAATGTGCATGTGAAAAATGTTTAAACGAAAAAGGTGTATATCTTTCAGGGTTGACTAAAATACAATTTTTAAAACGTGCACATAATGTACATGGATCTAGATATTTGTACGCATTTGCTGATTATATTAATTATGAAATACCATTAAATATATATTGTCGTGTACATGGATTTTTTAGTCAAACACCATCACATCATATAACAGGAAAAAGTGGTTGCCCACATTGTGGCGGAAATTTACCCCTCACTATTGAAAGATTTATTCAAGTTTCTAACGAAAAACATAATTCAAAATATGATTATAGTTTAATTCATAAAATATTAGGTTCTAAAATTAGTATTCCTATAATATGTTTAAAACACGGAAAGTTTGAACAAACACCAGATAATCATATGCAGGGACAAGGGTGTCCTAATTGTTGTAATTCGATTGGAGAAAATGCTATCATTAATATCTTAACAACACATAATATACTATTTAAAGCACAACATACTTTTCCAGATTGTAAGTATAAAAAAGTATTATCTTTTGATTTTAAAATAATCGGAAAAAATATATGCATAGAATACGATGGTGTACAACATTTCACACCAGTAAAAAGATTTGGTGGAGAAGAAGATTTTAAAATCAGGAAAATTCGAGACAATATTAAAACAGAATATTGCATAAAGAATAATATTATTTTATATAGAATATCTTATAAAGATGATATTAATATCGAAATGCTAAAAATATTAACAACACATAATTTAATAAAATGATAAGTCTAAAAACATTTGAATTAACATTACAACAAGCTAAAATTGTACATGGAAATAAATTTGCATATTATCCAGATAGTTTTGTTTCTTCTAGTAAAAAAATGAAAATAGAATGCTCTGAGCATGGATATTTTTGGCAATCGCCAGATAATCATATCAGAAAAGAACAAGGCTGTCCTGATTGTGCTGGTAACAAACCTATATCTTTAAAAAAATTTATAACGGCTTCAAATATTATACATAATTATTTTTACGATTATTCTCTCATCACAGAAATAAATGGTATACACAATAAAGTTAATATTATTTGTCCAGATCACGGGATTTTTAAACAAAGTGCTTCTTCACATATGAATGGCGGCTGTGGTTGTGCTGATTGTGCAAAGAATAAAAAATTATCTGTCGATGTATTTAAAAAACGAGCAAATATAGTACATGAATCGCGTTATGATTATTCTAACGTTACTCAATTTATAAATATACACGATTTAATTTCAATTATTTGCATTGACCATGGAAATTTCACACAAGAAATAAATAATCATTTACGTGGACACGGATGTCCTAAGTGCAATCAATCTAAAGGAGAATTACTTATTTCAATAATATTAAAATCATTAAACATAAAATATTTTGAGCAGCACAAATTCAATGATTGTAAAAACATATATCAATTACCATTTGATTTCTATTTACCAGATTTAAATATATGCTTAGAATTCGATGGTGAACAGCATTTTAAAGCGAAAACATGTTTTGGCGGTATGGACGGTTTCGAGAAAACAAAAGTAAATGATTTCATTAAAGATAGTTACTGTAATAATAATGATATAAAACTTTATCGAATTTCCTATAAAGACGATATAGAAACTGAAATGAATAAAATAATAATCAATGAAAATTTGTAAAACTTGCAATATAGAAAAACAATTTAATTCTAATATGCCTAGGGAGAACTGTGGAATATATTGGGAGGCAGAATTAAATTGTTTGAAAAAGCAATATTGTAACATTTTGACTATCAGGCAGTTACATATTGTTAATAACTTTCTATATAATGTATTTGTGTAGGTCAGAAATAGTTTGTACCTTTGTATTATAATTAACACATATCAACATGAACCACATAGAAGAAGTTAAAACTTGGAATGATCAAAAATTAGCACAAGGTGTTATTGATATTAAAGAATTTAAAGAAACTTCCGTTTTACCTGAAGGTTCAGTTAGAGAATTCAGTAAAAAATTGCTAAAGATTTAGGAAGTTCATCCTATGCATTAACTTTGGCAGAGAAGATCATTATGGACGAAGCAGCAAATCGTTTTGCAATTTCTGTCAAATTTAATTAATAATTAAAATAATATAATTAAAAACATGGAAAAATTTCTCTTTCAATATATGTTAGAAAACATTACAGAACATGCTCCTAAAATGAAAATGATGTTTGTAATGGCTGAAAATTCGTACAAAGCTAAAGATAAGCTTATCGAGCATTATAGAATTAAGAATGACAATCTTTTTAACAAAGACGGCCTAAAAATGCAATCCATTTATTTCATTAGCGATATTCTGGAAGTCGAAACTATATAGTTTAAAATTTATTTATATAACTAAAAATCAGCCTATGGGAGTTTTCAAATTTGGTAAAGACGAAATAACAGATCACATTCTCTATGAGATGAAATTGTTTAAGAAGGTTAAAGAACCCCTGAACTATATTTTCAAAACTCTTGAAGAGAACGGACATTCCTTAACGCTAAAATCACTTGATAAAAAAATCAACCTGAACAAAGTAAAACAAAATGAGCGTAAAAATTATAATTGGTCAGTCATTAATTATAAAAATGTTAAAATGTTGATTCGTTCGTATCAACAACATTTAACTATATACACTAAAGTGACTAAACCTTGTGAGTTTCGGGAAAAAGATATAAGTGAATTTGCTGCATTTACATTTCACTCAAACATGAAATTTTTCAATGACGATAAACATGACGAAATGTTAGATACTCTCTATGATAATCCTTTCTTTGACCTCAACCAATGTATTAAGCAAATGCTTGAAGTTATTATCGAACGGGGAACTTACTGGGTTCAGAATTCTGCTTGCTTGAAAGTGCCTAAGCATGTTGAAATAAAGTTGGCATTTGATAATGATCAAATTCATGGAGTAGATAATTTTATATTTTGTATGGAAGAAATTGATTCGCTCCACTGCCAGCTATTTGCCGAGAACACCATGTTTAAAAAACTTGGAGAGTTAAAAAAACAAATCGGTAAAGATTTTGGGAGTCGGTACAAAATTAAAGAAGTAAGAGATACCCTGAAAAATAACTACTACCATGGTGTCGGCTTGGTGCTATCTAAAAAAGACAACGAAAAGGAGACAGAATTTAAAGACGTTTACTGCCTAACTCGTCACTATTACGAGAATATTTTCGATGAAGCAGTGGAAGAAAACGATTGAAATATTTAATATAATATATTTGCACAGGCCAAAAATAGTTCGTACCTTTGTATTAATATAAAAACAGTCCCATGAAACCTACCCGAAATACATTGACAACAACTCATAATATAACCTATAAAGGACATAAGGTTGTAATTAATGGAACTCCTGAAACTAATTTCGGGCCAATGAAACTTGTATTTTCGTATCACATCGGCAACCGGGGCATTTCCTATGGATCAAAGAACAAATACAAATTGAGTGTTAAGTTAGATACTCTTATTGAAAATATCGAAAAAGATAATGCCTACCAAGAAAAAGCAGCAGCGTTCCGAGCATTATACAATACCCTTACACCTGCCGGGAAGATCGCACATCCAAATTTTGCCTATGCGAGATTTAACCCGAGCGAATTGGGTAACTATTACAACATCTACTGGAGGAGTGAACAAAGTCCTACCGGAGTAGAGTTGGTAGGAGGATGCTCTGTCCCAGAATGGGAAGAAGCAAGCAAGGCATCAGGCAACTCACACAACTACCTTTCACCAACCGAAGGTAAACGCACTGCTCATTAATCTTAAATAAACTAAACGCATATGGAAGCTGACAAAGGGTTTATTACACAAACTGCCCATGATTATAATCTGAGCTATGAAACCGTAGAGAAGATTAGTAAAATGGCGGAAAATGTTACTGATTTTTACGAAAGGCTGGAAGAAGAACTCCGCAGCAGAGGCTCTATCAGTTGCTAAATTTGTTTTTCTGATAAAATTTATATATCTTTGTATTATTAATACCAAATTTAACCGAAAATGGATATCGAAAGACAAACATTTATTTCAGAACAAAAAATGAAAATGCCTGTTATGGCAAGATCAAAGCATGCTTCTGCTATAAAAATGTCAGAAATTATTAATGGTACAATTACACCAATGCCACATAATTCACTGTCGGTCGCTGGTGGCGTTGATGAAATGTTGCATAATGTCGTTAAAGACGAAAATATTGATGGCGTGAGATATGTGACAATACAAGACGACACATATCTGTTAACATATTCATCAAAAGATTTTGATTTTATATAATAATTAAAAATATACAACTTGGAAACTCAAACAAAAATTATAACAATAGCACATTCACAAACTGATCTCATTCTGAATCGCTGGGATAAGAATGTTATTTTAGAACATCAGGGGCCACTTCTAGTGAAGCATTTATCTGGCTGGATATACCATCAAAATTCTCGCAGCAAAAGTTGTCAAATATTTTCGCCAATTTTGACTGACAAAAATGATTTGGATAAAGAAATAAAAAAAGTATACGATGGCATTACTAAATTCATCACAGATTTAAATAAGGATGGTAAAACGGTTTCTAGAATAGAGTGCTGGTTAGATCAGTCTAATGATCAAGATGCTTTACCACATCCTTCAAATAATATGGCTGTCGCATCAGCTAAAGCGCAAAAGAATCAGGATTATAAATATTGTAATTATATTTTTGTTGATCATTATAAAACTGAAAATTTTGCTAAAGATACCGTTTATGGAAATAAATTCGAAAGAGAGCTAAACTCGTGTAAGATAAAAATTTCCAAAAAATATTTTGTGCTGCATATTAAATCATCTTGGTTATCAATATAAAAATAAAACTATGAAAAAAACAAATTTTATACTCAGCGTTAGTGATTATGCCCTATCGAAAATTGATTGGCAAATTGAAGCCTTCCAAGAAGGCACTAAAATAGGAGTTGAAGCATTAGATTTAAAACAGCAAGGGATGATTGATGAGGGTATCGTTGAATCATTTCAAGAACTCGAAGATATAGGCTTAGCTGACGAAATGGAAGGATACATGACCTACGATGGTGAACTCAGCGTAAGTGAATTAGTAGATAAGCTTATTTCAATGGGATATAATGCTAAATTGGCTTAATTAAATTTTAAATGGACATAAAAAATTTAGTAACCGCTGAGCAGTTTGGTAAAGCTTTACAGGAGGTCATTGATGAAAACTGGAAGGTTAAAATGTTTATGACTGGGGGTGATAATAAAACGCTAAAAGGAACTTTTGTTGAGCTATATGACCAATTTCCTGCACATTTAAAACCAACTTTGGATACACTTTTATTAATTAAATTTACACCATATTTACGAAGCAATACTATTAAAGATATTTTAAATTGAAATTATGTTAAACCGGGAATCTTTTCTACCTAAATTAATGAGTCAACTTAATTCTAAATTGTTAACCGGAAAATTTCTGGAAACAGTTGAGAAGTGGGCACGATATGACGGTAAACCATTTTCCTTAGGCGATATGGATTTAAGTGTCACCAACAAAGGAACGTTTCAAATAAAAGAGGAAGATATAGAGGTTGGTGAAAGTCTTTCTCTTGTTGATAAGATAACCGCTATATGTAAAGGAATAGGTAAAAAAGTAATTAAAATACGAACGTTTGATGTGACTGAAATTTGTGACAACGCTGTTGCCTCTGATTACGATACGTTTATATTAATTGCTGAACGATATGAAAACAGAGATAGTATCCTGCAGAAAATGTATCCATCAAGATTGTATATTTATGCTGTAAATGCTCCGGGTCGTAACATTAGAGTTGATAATTCCGATGGCACTAATTTTCCCACTTTCAAAAGACTGAAAGCTGATTTCGAAAGTAAAAAATACACAATGTATAACAGCATGCTCGATTACAGTAACAGCAAAGGATATGAACTTAGACCGTTTAACGAAAGCACTGACAGGATATGTAATTATTCCACAGTATATTCTAATTTGTCACAGTTAGAATCCAGCGAAACAGCAAAGATGTCGTCTAAGCACATCAAAGTTTGTAAAAGGTTCAGTACAGAAAAGAAACTTCTTGAATTTAAAGATAAATGCTTCACAAAGAAATTTAAAGATAGATAAAATGTTGACATTTACCGTAGATAATGAAACAGGAACAGTGACGTTTTTTGAAACGCTTAAATTTCCTCTGTGTGTATGTAAGAAAGATGGCTGCTCTAAGTGCCAACAGTTCCATATGCTCGACTTACAGTTATCAAAGGATCTTTACTATAACCACAAAGAAACCCTGTATAAACAAGTATTTGAGAACGCTTTTTACTGGCCGGAAAGTAAATACACAGATTTTGGTTATTTGCGCCAGCGTTTCGAAGATAACAATTTCAATTACCAATCCGGTAAAATGTACGAACTGCAATATAAACTCAACCAACAAAATGACTAAGCAAGAACAAATCAAAAAAACTTTAAAGCAACACATCAAAATTGGCGATAAAGTAGATGTTTGTATCAAATATTACAAAGAATCATCTACCATCATAGGGAAAGGTAAAAACAAAAAGACAGAAATTCAGCAGGTAGAATGTACAAAAAGAGGACAGGGAGATGTCATTGATATTCTCACTGATAAAAAAGAAGGAACAGTTTACATTGTAAACAACAGCGATTCGTGGCCAGTTCCGCACGAAGCAAATTTTAAACCAGCTGTCGTAAAAAATAAAGATTATCCATATGGCACAAATGTTTTAAAAGAAGATTGGGTTACTAAAAACATAAATAATATAGGAGCTAATCCTTTCAAAAAAGAAGCAGTGCGTGTTGATTTCTTAGCACAATCAATTTGGCAAATTATGGGCTATGCCGGATACGGCAAAGATACTGAAACACACAAACCTGTATATACTGTTTGTACCGAACCAAAGTATAAAAACAGTTCATACGGTGGCGTAAATTTCGATCCGTATGTAATTGATGAAAACGGTAAAGTACAATACTATCAGCGTGGCCTTGTATGGACTACTGAACAAAAACAATTATTGATCGAATCAATTTACAACGGTATCGAGATTGGTAAATTTATTTTTCGTCACCAAGACTGGAAAGTGATTGAAAAAGAAATGGCAGAGAACGGACATGGCTATGACTATCATATGGTAGATGGTAAACAGAGAATGAACGCGCTGATTGATTTCTGGTCTAATAAATTTCCTGATCTACATGGAAACTACTACAATGACCTATCACATGATGCTCAACACCATTTTATGACATACAACAAAATGGCTGTTGGTGTAATGCGTGAAAATTGTACCGATAAAGAAGTTATAGCAGCTTTCCTAACTTTGAATTTTACAGGTGCTCCTATGTCAAAAGAACATATAGAATTTGTTAAAACAATTAAAATTTAAAAAACATGCTAAAAGACTCTTTTAAATATACATGGTTTTTATATCCGATAGGAGTAATATTTTTCTTACTTTTCTTTTTCGTATTTCACACTAACGCAGCATTTATTTTTCTGCTGTATGTACCATACGGACAATGGAAGTGGTATATCGTTCAACGAAATAAAGCAAAACAAGCAAAAAAGAAATCGGTCGTTATTAATAATTCCTACAAAAGTACGGTGCTAAGTACCAACCAAGCAAATATTTTAATTGCTACTGTTTTAATGAACTGGCGAGTTGATGATAGTTTTCCAGACAAAGGAAGAGTATATCGTTCTGAAGGAGGTGCCATTGAAATGGATACTACATTTAAATTTCATACTGATTATAACTTAATGATGAAAGTTGTTGATAAACTTTTTAAAATGGGTTATGCTACACAAATTTTATCAAGAGTTGATACAAAAACTTATATTGTATCAGTATATGATATCAACAATGGCAGCATTCTATTTAGCAAGGAATCAAAATTAGCTAATGATGCTATACACATAGTATTAGGTAATATAGCTGAATGGATTAATTTAGGTAAACCAACAAATATAACCAATGCTTAAAATACCAAATTAGTATTACTATGACTCAGAATTTCCAGAACTACAAGACATTACATATGTACAAAAAACAGATAAAGACATCAGAGAATTTTTGAATAATATCGTTATACCAAATATGTCAACAGACAGCTATATAGCTGATATTATAGTAGGCAATGATAAACGACCTATGACTATTCTGGAAACAAATCCTTTCGGCATAAGCGATCCCTGCTTGTTTGAGCAGTATTCTAACTTCGATGGCAAGACATGGTGGCGTAAAAATGGCGGTATTGAGAAATTATAATCGTTGCCAATCAAGTCTATCACTTTTAACATGTCTGTTTATATAAACTTCTAGCGGTTGAAAGTTTGTATAATGATTTAGTGCTATAACATTACTATCAGTTTTAGCTGACGACAATGGTACGATGTGATCATATTCCCAATAAGATCCATAATTTTCCCAACTCATCTCAGAAGTAAATTGTTTTTCAATATGTATTTTAAATTCCTCAAACGTACAATCTAATATTTCGTTAGTCTTCTTGGCCTTTTTACCATAACAACTAGTAACAGATTTTCTTATCAAGTTTCTCATATTAACACTTAATTTATATAAAGGATCTGAATGATATTGCTCTTTAGCGTTTTTAACCCTACGCTTATTTATCTCTGTGGAATTTTTCTTATGATATTCCCTAGATTGAGCATTTAATTTATCTTTATTTTTATCCCGATACTTTTTACTTTTCCGATCGTTAACTTCTTTTGTCTTCACAGAATCTTTAGATGCGTATTCTCTTTTCTTTTCATTGTAACAAATCTTGCACATAGTGTATGTATCATCAGACAATTTTGATTTTATGTAAAATTCTGATAGTGCTTTATTTGAGCCACACTTGATACATTTTTTAGTTAAACACATTATTAAAACTCAAATCCTTCTTTGCCCTCAGCTGGTGCTTCTGATTCAGGTGTTTCTGGCGGTGCTTCTTGCTCTCCACCTCCTGCTTCAGGTGTCGCCTGTGTTGTTTGTGCCCCGCCTCCAGCCTCACTACCCCCCGCTAAACCTGTAAGTGGTTCTTTCAAGAAATATGCTTGATTAGCCTGTTTTTCTTCTTCTGTCAATTTAAGTACAGAATCTACTAAGTACGATGGGTGGAAATAAGGTTTACCTTCCTCTACTTGGAACGTAGATAGTAAAGTGGATGCAATTTCTACCTTTTTAGCTAAATTAGCTAATCGTTTCCATTCTTGGAATTCTTCATTAGTGTTAAACTCTATCCCGATTTTATTTAAAAATTTATTATCATTACGTAGTTCAGGAAACTCGATAAGCATTTGTATTTTTATTGGCTTAGTGATGATTTCTTTAAAAATTGTGCGTAAACGTGATGTGAAATTTGAAAATTTTATTTCATCACGTGTAATATCAGACGAATCACTTGAATAAACAGCACCTCCTCCAGATTCATTATCAAGACGTGTGAATGGAATTTTAGAAGCACGTTTTAGATTTTTATAAAACCAGCCTAAAATTTCAGCTTCATTTAAATTTTCTTGCTGTGGTGATACTAATTCAAATTCAGGTTTACCTGATTCACCTTCTGGGAACCAGAGCTGTTTGTTTAAAGGTAAATGTTTTGCACCATTGATAGAAACTGTACCTAAGGTATCATCCCAATTAACCTCCTCTGAATAATCCGCAATCAATTGTGCCACCTGCTCCTCTGCTCTTTGCCTCGAAATACCTTGTACAGGTATAGTAAATTTTTGATAAGGCGACGCATTCACAATATTAAACATAATACGTGTCTGTTCGAGTATCTTCAATTGGTTAAACGGTCTGATCAATCCTTCAACATATGATGTTTCAGAAAAATCAGAATGTGTACTATATGAAATATAAATAATTTGACTATCTAAAAGAACCCTTCTTAAAAGTGGATCTTCTGGATATTGAATCCAAATATGTTTTCCACTGGTTGGTTCATAACCAGGTATAATTGTTGTAGGATCAATTTGATTAAAACCTATGATATTTTTTTGTTTATCATCATATATCATTTCGAATGATAAATAACCATCAATCAAGAAAGTTTTCATAAAATTCCATGCTGATATACCGTCATTAAAACCAAAGGCTGTGTAAATCTGTTCAAAAACTTGTTGATATTTATCTTTCACATTTTGTTCATAAGAATCGGGAATGACAGATGGTTTACAGAAATTTTTGTCATTATCAAAAATAATTGTTTCGTCAGTAATGGTGGTTAAAAATTCACGTATTTCGTCTTTAAGAGAATACTCCCTGAGTATCCTCCTCTTGTCAAAATACGATTTATCTAAATAAGATATTGATTTTTTAGACATGATTGAAGCAATCGCTCTTTGGCTAAAGAAATCATACATTCCGTATGATATCGCAGCCCTCGGATCTTCATTAATACCAACAGCCATTCGGTTTTTAATGACCATATTATCATAACTCATCCCCCAGTTAGACAAATCTCGCAATACACGCGAAAAAACAGTACGTGTATTAGTGTTAGTATTAAAACTATTATTTACGTTGGAACTATTATAAGGATTATATGTTGCAGCTGGCATCTATATGTGAATGTATTTCCTTTATATATTAAAGACAGTAAGCTCTATTTCAAATTTATATAAATATATTAAACACTTGCTCTTTTACCTTCCCAATAATCCCATTTTTCACGATTTGCTTTTTTCTCAAGTGGTTGTAGGTTAGTAAAATGATTTAGTGTAATTACTTCTTCTATTGTTTTAGCTAATGCTAATGGTTTTATATGATCTATCTCCCAGTAAGATCCGTAATTTTCCCATGTCATATTAGAATCAAATTGACTTTCTATATATTTATTAAAATCGTCAAGTGTGCAACCTAATATTTCAATTGTTTTTCCACGCTTAGTTCCATACTTTTTAGTCATAGAATTTCGTATTAAAGTCCTTGTATTTTCTTTAAATCTAAAAACAGGATTATTTTGCATTTGCTCTCGTTTATATTTAGCATTTCTAGCATATTCTTCTTCTTTATGATTAGCCCTATATATTTTAGCAGTTTCTTTAACTTTATCTGATCTTTTATATTCTGCTATACTTTCTGCATTTTTTGCAGCATATTCTTTTTGATATTCCAACTTAGCTTCTTTATTATCTTCGTAATATTTGGCACTTTTTTGTTTAATAGATTCTGAATTTTTCTCATAATATTCAGCACTACGTTTTCTTTCACATTCTTTGCAATCAGGTCTTCGACCATCTTTAACTTGTGAATTTTTATTAAATTCCTCCAATTTTTTCGGAATTGACTACGTTAATGGGACAAACCCTTATAAGTGCTTGAATTTCAATAACTATTGAGGGTGTTATTTCTTTTGGGAGGGATTCTTCTTAGGAGC